TAGCTACCAACTTAGCTCCATTCTTATTAAATAAGTTCGGAACAAGATATAGCAAACCGACAGTAATAAAAACATCTGCTAATGAGTACTACGATGCACCGGAAGGCGATACTGCATTCGGGGACTTCTCTAATGCAGAAAAATTAACAATAAATGTTACCGAGGGTACATTTGCAGAAGAAACCACAATCCCAACCCTCCCTACCGTAGTCAAACCAGCAAAAAAAGATTACGAAGCAGATAAATTCTATAGGTACTTCCTGCAGATAAACAAAGCTAAGATTATAGAAATATCTAAACAGACATTTGACACTAAATCAAAAAACATACGTCCCTTTGAAAAACTTTCAAAACTAGAATGGAAATTACAAGGACCCGTAAGCGATATTACAGTGAAAGGGAATGTATTCATAGGAGCTAGAAATGTAAATAAAAACGCTGTTATGGAACTGGACAAGACAATGAAAGGACTAAAAGAAGTAGTGGTAGACTATGCAGAGTTCGTTACACCAACTCCTGCAGATAAAATGGAAGAAGAAAAGCCAAAGCAAGAAAATAACTCCTTTAACATACCTTCTCCCTCAAAATAGTTGTAAACTAATTATATTCTACGTATATTACATATAACAAAAGGTTATAAGAATGTTTTATATAATAGAATCTCTACAGCAAATAAACTCACTACTGTTAGTAATAGAGAAAACTCCCTGTTTTATAGAAGTAGTATCCTCTAATGACTTCTACCACCCGAAATTAACAACTACTGTTGCAGTATATATAAAACCAGTAGGAGAAGAGGGAGGATACATAATACCTATCCAACATAGTGAATGCATTAATATAGAAAAAGACCGTATCTACGAACTGCTAAAAAAAGCACTCTCACTATATACACTAAATAAGAAAACCCTACTGTATCACTTTAATCTACAGGAAGCTATAGATATCTCCCTCTTATACTCAATGAAGTATTATAAAAGGTTAGAGTATAAAAATACAAATAACACTATAGATAACTTTTACAGGAAATACGAAAGTAAACCAGATATTAATAACATAATACCTATATCAAAAATATACCAGAGATGTGAAATAATCTACGAATCAATAAAACCTTTTATTTCCGAGATATGTATAAGTAACAGTACAGTAGTACCAACGGGATTCGACTTTTATAATAACACCGCAACAAATGTATTTTTTTTAATCGAACAAAACGGAATAGGTATAATAGAGGAGGATTTTAACGAAGTGCACAAGCCGAGGAACCCAATACATAACACACACAACTCATCCGTATACTCTCTCTACAACCTATATAATGCAACATCTAGACCAACTAATAACTTTAATAGCGTTAACTTTGCTGCTATTAACAAATCAGAAGAATACAGAAAGTGTTTTAAACCAAAAAACGACTACTTTGTGGAATTTGACTTTGATGGCTATCATTTGCGTTTGCTTAGTGATCAGATTAAGTATACCTTAACGGAAGAATCAGCTCACAAACAATTAGCAAAAAATTACTTCGATACAGATAACATTACAGAAGAACAGTACAACTTAGCAAAACAGATAAACTTCCAAGCGATTTACGGGAAAATACCAGACGAACATAACCATTTACCTATATTTAAATTAATACAATCGTATATAGATGAGATGTGGGGAATGTTTGAAAAAGAAGGGTACGTATGTAACCCACAAACTGGAAAACCTTTTACAAAAGAACTAAAAGAAATGCACCCAGCAAAGTTAATGAACTATATGATGCAATCGTTGGAAACCTCAAACAATATCACTATATTAAAAGAAGTACTACGATACCTTCAGGATAAAAATACTTTTATAACGTTGTATACGTACGATGCTATATTATTTGACTTCTCTAAAGAAGATGGGAAAAATACTTTAGAAGACATAAAGAACATTATGGAAGGAGAAGGTAAATATCCAGTAAAATTTAAGTACAGTAAGGATTTAATGTTATAGAAACAAACAACTATTTATTTATGTTAACAGACACCAAAATATGTAAGTTCGATTACGATATCGAACACCCCTTTATCAGCGAAGACATGAGTAATAAACTTTTCTGTACATTCACTACAGAAAGTACATTATCTGAAGTACTAACAACTATACAGAGTAGATACAAGATACTATATAATAAGATCTTCGTACTGTACGCTAGTACGCAAGACGAGTACATGTGTACATACAATGTAGATTTCGGAAATGTCGGAGAGTTCCTAGAAAACACAATACTTGTACATAGGAAAAAAGAAACAAATACGTTATATACAATAAATGCATTGAATACGCTAATAAAATCCCTCAACGACGGTAGGTTAGATACAACATACAGGGTAAACTGGCAAGATTACCGCAACAATATATTACTAACTAAAGGACCTGAATTAAGACAGGTAAGTACAAAATTACATAAAATTATAGAAGTATAGTTGCTCCTTAGGAGTACTTTTCTTATCTTTACAATAAGTAATTATTTAAAATCAGTTATATATGAACATTAATGCAATTAGAGCTAAATTAGACTCTTTAAACAACAACGGTCAAGATAGAGAAAAGACCGACTATTCAAAACTATTCTGGAAACCAGAAATAGGTAAACAGACAATACGTATTGTGCCTTCCGCACTGAACCCGGACTATCCTTTCACAGAATTGAAATTCCATTACGGTATCGGGAAGTATCCCATGATCGCTTTGTCTAATTTCGGAAAACAAGATCCAGTTGAGGAGTTTGTAAAGGAGTTAAGGAAGACCAGTGATAAAGATAATTGGTCATTATCAGGGAAAATCTCACCAAAAACACGAATCTTTGCTCCTGTAGTAGTTAGAGGAGAAGAAGAGAAAGGAGTTAGATTATGGGGGTTCGGAGTAACAATCTATAAAGCATTATTAGCTTTAGCTGAAGATGAGGATATTGGGGACTTCACCGATGTAATCAACGGATGGGATATGGTAGTAGAGATGCAGAAAGGAAATCCATACCCTGAAACTACGGTTAGGATTAAGCCTAAACAGACAGCACTATCTGACAACAGTGAGTTAGTAGAGGCTTGGATGAAAGAACAACCAGAACCACTCGGATCGTTTACTGAATACGACTATGATTTCGTAAAAAGGAAATTAAAAGAGTATTTAGATCCAAACGCTGCTGTGGAAGAAACACCACCAGCAAAAGAGGGTAAAACTACAGATAAACTGCCAGAAAGCTTAGGTCAACAAAAAACAGACTTTACTTTGGAAACAGCTACGGCTGGCAACAAAGACACAGTTAGTAAATTTGATGACTTATTCAACGAATAATGGCAAGTAAACAAGAGACACAACAAAAGGCTTCTGATTCAATCAAGAAGTCTTTTAATTTAGGAAACTTTAAAAAGAAAAAAGGGTACGCTCTGACTTCTGTAAAGTTCAAAGAACAGGGATACATTCCAATGTCTCCTGCTCTTCAAGAGATCACATCACTACCAGGATATCCTGAAGGACATATTACATTACTTAGAGGACACAGTGATACAGGAAAGACTACCGCTTTAGTGGAAGCAGCGGTACAATGCCAGAAGAAAGGTATACTACCGGTATTCATCGTTACTGAGATGAAATGGTCTTGGGAGCACGTACGAGAGATGGGACTTGAGTTTGAAGAAATGGTAGATGAAAGTACAGGGGAGATCATAGATTACGAAGGATTCTTTCTATACGCTGATAGAGGTACCTTGAACACCATAGAGGATGTTGCTGTTTATATGGCAGACCTAATGGACGAACAAGCGAAAGGTAACTTACCTTATGACCTATGCTTCTTGTGGGATTCTATAGGATCGGTACCATGTGAACTATCTGTACGTTCTAATAAGAACAACAACGAATGGAATGCAGGTGCGATGTCTACTCAATTCGGTAATAATATGAATCAGAAAATATTACTATCAAGAAAAGAAGGAAGCAAGTATACTAACAGCCTTATTGCTATTAACAAAGTATGGACTCAGAAACCTGAACACCCAATGGGCCAACCTAAATTACAGAATAAAAACGGGATGACAATGTGGTACGATGCTACACTTATTATAACCTTCGGTAACATAACTAATCCAGGTACCTCTAAAATTAAAGCGATTAATAAAGGTAAGCAAGTAGAGTTTGCTAAGAAGACCAATGTACAGATAGAGAAAAATCATATTGGAGGTGTTCAATCAAGGGGTAAGATAGTAATGACTGCTCACGGATTTATAGAAGACGATAAAAAAGCAATCGACAACTATAAAGCAGAACATAAAGACAGGTGGTTTAGACTTCTTGGATCAGATAAATTCGACTTAATAGAAGAAGGAGATACAGAAGAGGAAACAGTTAATATGAAGAAGATAGGTTAATGAAGAGTTATACAGATATCCTGAATAACCTTGAAGAAACCCCGCCTAGAGAATTAAACGATCACATACTTGTAATTGATGCTATGAATATGTTAATTCGCAGCTTCTCTTTACTAAAAGCAATGAATCCATCAGGCCAACACATAGGAGGTTTGGTAGGCTTTATGCGATCACTCGGATATGTAACACGTATCTTTGATCCTACTAGAGTGGTGGTAGTATGGGATGGAAAAGGAGGTTCAGCAAACCGAAAAAATATTGACCCTAACTATAAAGCCAACAGAGCAACCTCAAGGATAACTCATTGGGGACTTTACGATACTAAAGCAGAAGAACAAGAAGCTTTGATAGGTCAGCTATATAGAACACAAGACTATCTCGAATGTTTACCTATTCAACAAATAATGTTAGAGAAATTAGAAGCTGATGATATAATCGCATACCTCGCTAAACAAGCCTCTAAGAATAGTAAAAAAATCACTATAGTATCATCTGATAAAGATTTCTTACAACTAGTTAACGAGCATATTAACGTATATGCACCTATAAAGAAGAAAGTCTTTAATAGTGGTAATATAGTTGACGAACTAAAGGTATTACCAGAGAATTACAACATAGTTAAAGCACTACTAGGAGATAACTCAGATAACCTGCAAGGAGTCAAAGGATTAGGAATAAAGACTATACTATCTGAATGGAAAAGTTTTGCATATGATATAAATGCAACATTACAAGATGTATGGGATCATTGCGAAAAGCAAATGGAAGTTAAAAAACCTAAGAAGATTTTTGCTAAAATAATTCACAATTGGGATAGAGTTGAGACTAATTACGAATTGATGAATTTACATGAAACAGTGTTGGATGATAGAGAAAAAAATGCTATATTAGATATAGTGAAGGAGGATATACCTAGTTTAAGGACAGGGGCATTTTTGCACCTACTTGATCAAGATAAGATAGAAGGAATTACTAAAAATACAGAAGGTTGGTTAGAAAACTTTCGAGGACTAACAGGTTTTAAAAAATAAGTTATATGACACTAAAAGCACTAAATCAATACGGGAAAGGATTCCAATTAAAAGTACTAGGATCCTTACTAACCGATAAAACGTTCTTACAAAACGTAAGAGACGTACTACTAGACGATTACTTTGATTCAGATGCACATAAATGGATAATTAACCAAATAACCGCTTATTTCGATAAGTACCATACAACAGTAAGTATGGATGTACTAAAAGTAGAGCTTAAAAAAGAAGGTAACGATATACTACAGATAGCACTAAAGGAAG